TCAGGGTGATACATTGCCAAGTATTGGTAAATTGCTTCATTCTTACCTACACGGATTCTACGAATATAATAGTCGTTGTGCCATGCGTGGATACCTGAAGATGTTCCCAATGTCAATGATGTAGTCCCTGCTGGTTTTACAGTAGTTGTACGAGCTGACTTGTTAACACCAATCAACTCAGCAACTCTTGCATTTTCTTCTTTTACAAGTTTAGCCGCCTCTTTCATGTTATAACCCAATACAACACCTGAACCGATACCTGTCATAGATACACCAATCAATGCGTCTTTTTCAGTTGTACGTTTCCATACGTCTCTCAAGTAATGGAAATCAGTATAACCTGCTTGAAGTGTTCCAATGAAAGTCGCCGCTTTAACACGGTTGTTCAAATCTTCTTGTGATTCAATGTCAGAAACATTTACCTCACATAAATTACAGAATTGGTTTGGTCTCAATGCTATCTCACAACATGGATTAGTACCCCAATCTTTATCATTGGTGAAATAAATTCCAGGTTCACCCGCTCCTGATGCTTCAACCCTTTTCCACAAGTCCATGAAGAAATCTTTTGTAATCTTATATCTAACCAAAGCCGCTGAGTTATTAGCTCTACCTCTTTGTGGATTTTTTGCCCACCAAGAACCTGAATTACAAGCAATCATCTCGTTGTCATCAGCACTGAATAAAGAAATCAAAGCCGCTCTACGAATACCACCAGCAAGAACTGCGTCTGCAATGTGACATATCATATCGTGAACCTCAATTGATGATAATTTTTGACCATCTTCTTTTGCGTCCAACATACCTTTTAATTTGTGAATACAATCTTTCAAAGGTTGAGGACCCGGTGCTTTACCACCTGATGTTACAAGTTGTGCCCCTTTTGGTCTGATATCTGAAAAATCAAATTCTGGTGTAGATAAATGTTCACCAAAATATGATTTCATTAACACCTTAATCGCATCAGCCCATCCTTCAATAGAATCACCAACCAAGAATCTTCTTGTTCTATTTGGGTTAGGTTTTCTAATTTCAGATAATTTTTCTACGTGATGTTTTTGAACTGAGTATCCTACTCCAGTTCCACCTAACAACAAGAACATTGTTTCTGAAAATGCGTCCAAGTGGTCAATAGGAAGATAAGCACAGTTGTAGATTCTGTTTGGAGAAATCTCAATTGGTTTACCACCAAATTGCATTGACCTCATTGAAGGTAATACTTTTTTATTATACACATATTGATACACGTCCACAATCTCACCTGCGATGTGGGGGTATTTTTTAATGTGCATATTCATGTTTCTTGTTACAAGCTCTTCCCAAGTCTCTCTTCTTTCCAACTCAGGAATAAATTTTGAATACTTCATGTGAACCGTTAGGTCCGACAATATCTTTTGTGATGCGTCCATTTTATTTAAAATACAATTTTTTTTTATTAATTAAAGTTATTTGGTTGTACTCGCTCTTTTCTTTTTTCCATAAGTTCTTTGATTCTGTCTCTGTTCTTTTCTTCTTTCTTTTCTTCAAATCCTAAGAAGGTAACAGAACTTTCAGTATCAATTTCCAACAATTCGTTGTTGAACTTACAGTTTTCAAAGATAACCCCATCTTTACCCACACGAGACTTGGTAATTGCAATGGTTGCTAAATTCATTTCTTTTTGTTGTAAAGTTTTAGCCACGGAAATGATTACGTGTCCAACTTGTGCTTTTTTAATAGAACCACCCATTTGGTCGGTGGTAACAACCTCAGAAGATATAGAGCTTCTGTTACCCTGTGTTGCGGTCCATCCTACTACGTTAAGTTCATGACACATAGATTCGTAACCTCTCATAACGGAACCCTCACTTTTCCATTCGTCTCCCATATTTTTGTCGGCCACAATACAATCAATATAATCTAAAACAATCATATCAATCTTATGTCCATCAGCAACCATCTTTCTAATCATGTTCTTGATTTGTGTCATTGTAAATTGGTCTGAAGGTAGTTTTTTCAAGAACAATTTGTTGGTCATTTCTTCCTTGACCTGACGTGCTTTTTCAAGAACTTCTTCACGGTGTAATGGGAGGTCATCAGGTGCAATACCTGTCCACATTGTGAAGTGTTTTCGTTGGATTACTTTTGGGTTGTCCTCAAAGAATAACTGAAGAACATTGTAACCATGATTAAATGCTGAGTTAGCAATTTTTGAAAGGACTGTAGTTTTTCCTACACCAGTTGGTGCCAAGATTACGCCCAATTCACCTCTTGCTAAACCACCTTTTAATAACTTGTCAATGCCAGTAATTCCCATTGGAATTGGGTGACGAAAATCTTCATTCAAAACATCATCTAAGTTTTGGAAAACATCTTCAATCTTGTTTCCATTTTCACCTACTTGGAGTGCGCTTCTTACAAGTTCTTCAAGTTTGTCGTAGTTTTCAAATTCTCCACTATCAAGTATTTTTTGTGATTTGGTGATAGCCTTTTGAAGTTCTTGTTGTTTACAGAACTTCAATGATTTCTCTTGTACAAATGATGACCCTTCGGTAGAGGCAGTTTGTATCTGTTTGATAGTGTCGTTTAGAATTTTCAACATCAACTCTTGTGGGAACTCACTTTTCACCATTTGTGAAAGTGTTTCGTATGATGGAGTACAATCATATTTTACATAGTACTCTTTCACCAATTGGAGAAGTGTTTTGAAATATTTGTTTTCAAAGTGTGATGGTTCAATTACATCAATGATAGAATGTGAGAAGTCCTTATCTAAAATAATCTGATTTAATAATTGTAGTTGAAATGTGTTACCTAGATACTCAAAATTCTTGTTTGACATAATTAAAATTCCCTTGTTAGTTTTGATAAATACTATTAGTTTAAGCTATAAGACATGTAACTTGTAACAAAATTTTCATCGGAAAAAATGTCAGTTAAGTCCTTTAATACACTTTTTACTTGCTGGCGTATATCTACGGTGTATCTTATTTTAGGTGGGAACAATTTCGCATCCAAAATTCTATGACAAATTGTCTGTTCTCCAACCTTTATTAAAAAATTAAATGTTTCAGGACCATCAGTATTTGACGTTTGCAAGATACTTTGGTTCTCAAAAATTTCATCTTTATTCTCTAAAAGGTATACAACCGAACGCATCTTTTGGCCGTACTCAAACCCTTCTACAAAGTTTTTTAAATATTGATACAGTTCCATAGAACTGCGAGCTTGTGGGTTGTAATCTCTCACGTTAAAGTAACGTTGGATTACGATGTTGTTGTTCAAGGTAATCAAGAACTCCATTTTAATTACATCTGTTTCTTTCATATTTTTATTTTTCTATTTGTTGTTTGTGTTGTCTTTTTTCTTTTCTTGTCAATTTCATCAAAGGTCGTATAAATTTTATAAATTCATCATCACTCTTACCGAGATATTTGAAGAATCCATCTTCTGTCATCATACGAATTAGATTTTTGTAACCCCTACCTTCAGGGTCTAAAGTGTCGGCATAATATTGTTCAACAAGTACCCTACCTTCGTCAGAAATAAGTGGATTTTGTAAGTCCACGATTTTTTTGTTTGTTTGGTAGAATGATTCTCCGAATTCTCCGTCTTTTGTTTTTCCACTTACAATATTTTTTAAAGTTGTGTTGTTTTTGTCTTGTTCTAAAAGTTCTTCAGCCTTTGTTAAAATATGATTAAAAGTTATCATAGAATCAAGTATCTCAGGAAAGTATTTCACAATAGTCTTTTCACCCAACCTTAATATACCGCTGATATTGTCTGACTTATCACCAGTTAATATCTTAAGTGTCAATACGTTATAGTGTGGAAATTCTGTATCACCAAATTTAACTTTATCACCAACTTTGAATGTGACTTTGGAAATTGGTGAATAAATTGATGTATGTTCATCAATCAATTGAAAGTAATCTTTATCTGCCGATAATATTGTTTTTGATTCTTCATTAGCAATCTGACAATAGTAGGCAATTAAATCATCTGCCTCACATTCAGTTGCTCTTACCTGACGAACGAAACATTCTTCAAGGTATTCTTTTACTCTTTGTTTTTGGATGTGGTATGACTCAAGTTTAAACTCGTTCATACTCTGTCTACGGTTTAACTTGTAGTTAGGATATAATTTACGTCTAACGGCTGAGTTGTCGTCACCGTCCCAAAAGACAATAATTTTGTCGTAGTTGTGTTCATCAATTTGTTTTCTGAGGGTATTGATAAAATGAAAGACACCCCCGATATGGTTTCCTTCCACGAAGAGGTCTCTGACCCCATGGAATCCGATTTTAAATAGGTTATCACCATCTACTAAGAGTGTCTTCACAATTTATTGTTTATACTGTTTCACTTTCTTTTTCCTCAAACAAGCTGAAATCTCCATCAGCCCCAATAATCTCTTTCCAATACTCAGCATTTTCTTTCTTGTATTGTTCAATAGATACTTTCTCTTCAGCTGCGTCTTTTCCTGCCAAGAATCCGTGTGGTGTTACGATGATTTTTCCATCCTCATATCCCAAACCATTGATGTGGTTTTTCATAACAGAAACTTTTGTACGGATTGCAAATTTAACAGTTCGTTTGTCTTTTGTTGCAGAAATTTTGTTTGTTCCCGCACCTTTTTGGTTACCAAATAAGAATACCAAAGATGAGTTTAACCAAATTGCTTCACCACCTTTTGCCTTAATCTTTGGTTGTCCAAATGGATTGTCAGGAAGTTCAACCCAAGGCTGATTAACAATAACCAATGTGTTTTCATATTTTGAATCAGATTTACGAGAACCTGAAATACGTTGGTTGATACCCATT